AAGTCAAATGATTTTGTAGACACTATTCCTTTATTTGTAGAAGATCACCAAAGTATTTTCGATTCAGCTGACAAAATACTTATAGAACGACAACCACCTGGTGGCTTTCAAAATATTGAGATTCTTTTGCATTACATGTTCAAAGAGAAGGTTATATTAGTTTCACCTGTGAGCATGCATGTACATTTTGGGATGCGACATCTAGACTATGACCAAAGAAAAGAGAGAACAGTATCCATAGCAGAAAAGTATATAGAAGGTGAAATTCCCTATGAGAGAAAACACGACATAGCGGATGCGTTATGTATGATTGTGTATGACAATTTCAAGTCTTGTGTTCATTTTTTTGACAAGTTCAAATTTATAGGTGATTCACCAATAAATTATATATAGGTACTTTCTTTAGCAATTTTCATGTGCTCGATTTCCCTAGTAAGTGTAATGTCTATGACTATTTTATCATAGTTTCATACTTTTAAGTGTTTGGTTGATATCCCTTGTAAATTCTTTAAAATGTCCAAGTCGGTACTGCACAAATGCCCAGAGTGCGAAAAAGAGGGTCTTGGTCAACTTGTTCACTTCATTGTCTTCCATCTTATAGATCGGACCGACCAGGCGTCCCATGAATGTCTCCTCTTTATGTTTCCCTGTCACGAACATCTCCGCTTGGGTGAGTGCGCAAGTGTCATCATTCACGGACCAATGATAAAATAGAAATGGAATCAGCATTGAATAAAATTCGAGGTTCTTCTGGTTGTTTGTGAACGGGACAATCAGTATAGCCAAGAGAAAGATGACGTGTATAAAAAATATTATGTTCATCTATTATAAGATGTCAGAAGAAATTAATATGGGAGATATGTGGAATGAGTATCACGAGAACGTACTGCGTCAGTGGGGTGAGGCGTGTGCGTGCTACAGATATATGCACCATCGATCATTTATGATGTATAAAAAATTGAGTCTGCGTTTTAATTTACCAGTCATCGTCTTATCAACCATCACTGGTACTGCAAACTTTGCGCAGAGTACTTTACCCTTGAGTATACAACCCGCAGCACCATCCATCATTGGTGGTTTGAATCTTATCGCGGGTTTGATCGCGACAATCATGCAGTTCCTTAAGGTGAATGAGTTGATGGAGAACCATCGAACATCTGCATTGAGTCATGGAAGTCTTTCGAGAAATATTAGACTTCAATTAGCCCTCCCCCGCGAAGAACGTAAAAAGGAGGGTTTGAAATTTGTTGAAGAATGTAAAGCTGAATACGATCGTTTACTTGAACAATGTCCTGCTGTTCCTAAAAAGATTCTGAAGAATTTCGAAAAAGAGTATCCAATGGACGGTATTTTCACAAAACCAGAAGTTTTAACTGTTCGTCCTATACCGCATCTGAAATTACCGAAAACTGTGGAACCTATTCGGGCCCTAACCAAAGACACTATTTTTGAAAAGGTTGGTACATTTTTATCTAAAGACCCAGAGGAGTATGAGGAAATGGAGGAAGAGGAAGAGGAAGAGCAAGAGGAAGAAGAGATAGACGTCGAGCAAGGTACACCAAAAGAATAAACATTACCATATTGGTAAGAATACCTGAAACAATGTATGGTAAAATTTTCCTTTTTAAAGGTTCTACGATACGTTTATGAAGTGCGTTATTTTCAAGCACCAAATCTATGGCCTGATTAGTAAAGTCATCAATGGATTCCTTCATTAGAATAGTTGAGCAAAAAAAAGATCCGGTTGTTTCCACAATACATACAAAAACAATTGATCTAATTCGTAGATACATTCGTGAACGTAAAAATGTTTTCATATGTGGTTCATTGGGGGTGGGAAAATCGTTTGTACTCAAAGCTGTCCTTGAAGGTTTGAATAATGTTGAACTTTTGTCTGAACATCTAAAGAGTAAATCACTTTTCCTCCCATTCATAAAACCCTCCACGAAACATGTGTTTATCGAAGACTATGATACCACTTTTAAACCCATAATAGAGAAAGTTGCGGATGGTGATCGACTTTCTCGTGGATCCCTCTTGGTGACCACAACGAATATGTGTATGTATCCAAATTTTGAAACCGTATTTATCCCTAAACATACACCAACGGTTTTGAAAACCTTGACAGATAAAACGGGACCCGAAGTTGAAAATGCTGCTGTGCGAGCAGAAGGAAATATACGAAACTTTTTTACATACATGGAGGGGTATGATGAAATGGATGACTTTGAAAGTCCAAAAGAATTCATAACCGGAGTTCTTTCAGACCCTGGTCCAATAGAAATTTACGATGGAATATCTGAACATGGTCATATATGGGATATATTTCAAGAAAACTACCTTGACTCGGTGGGTATTGACATCATAAGAGCATCACGATCCTTTTCTGATGCTGACATGTATGACACACATATGTATTCTCAAGGTGAGTGGAATCTGATGCCATATTTCGTGTTACACGCTCTAACGATACCAAAGACTGCACTCGGTCAGCCACTCGTGAGAGATAAAATTAGACCTGGAAGTTGTTGGACAAAGTTTGGAAACTACAAGATGCGCAAACAGAAGTATGAGGAAATTAAGAAGAAATCGAGGATGGGGTTGGGTACGGAAGAGTTGTGCCTATTAAAGAAATATGCAGAAAAAGGAGACTTGGCGCCACTGCTGGAGTATAAAATTACCCCACAAGATTTTGATGTCATCAATCACCTCGCTGTTGGAAATGGCTTAAAATCGAGAGACGTCACAAGAGTAAAGAAAGCATTGAACAATGCCTACGGAAGATGAAAAAGAAATTGAAGTTAATGAATGTGTTAAAGTTATCGGAAATGAAATTCTTTTCTACGCCGACGTTGATCGCGAAAACGCTCTTGAATTCGTTGAAAAATTTAAGAAGCTGGAGATTGAACTTCTTAAAAAGAAAGCTGAACTCTTTGGGTACGAACCCCTAATTAGGGTTCATATCATGAGTGAAGGTGGTTGTATCTTTGCTGGTATGACGATGATGAACACTCTCGAATCGTCTCGTGTAAAGATTGTTACAATCGCCCAAGGTTCTTGTTGTAGTGCAGCTACATTCATGCTTCTTGGGGGTTCTGAGAGACGAATGGGGAAGAATGCATACGTTCTCATTCATCAAATTTCTACTGAGATGTGGGGTAATTTCCAGGAACTTAAACATGAGCTGAAATCAACGGACAAGTTTATGAGAATGTTGAAGAAGATGTATCTTGAAAAGACAAAGATTCCGGATAAAATGCTCAAGAAGCTCATGAAGAAAGATATTTACCTCTCACCAAAAGACTGTCTCAAGTATGGAATCGTTCACGCTCTTGAGTAATTCCAATTGAGCGTTTATACATCACCAATACACATATAAATATCAAAATAACACAAAAAGTATTCAAATTCATTTGTACTGTAGTACTTACTGGAGGCCTAAGTCGTTCCATTCTGCCATAGTTTATAACGGGTAATTCTGACATCTATTTAAAGATGAGAATTTAATTATCCGCATATTGCACAATGGAACGCCTTATCAGACAAGATAAACACGGCAACGACCGCTACATTGACATTAAAGTCGAGGATTTGGGAGATGGAACTGCAGACATCGTGAAGATATCTGGTGTTTTGGGAAATGAAAAGTTTTCTGAGTCGCGAACCAATGTCAAGACTGGCTATGAAAAGGCTCTTGCTCGGGCACAAACTATGTGGAACAATGAAAGAACCAGATGTACTCAAATTCTTCCTATGTTGGCAAACAAATGGGAAGATCGTCACAAGTACATCACTGAACCATTCTATGTCCAACCCAAAATTGATGGAGTTCGTTTACTTGTGTCTAATAAAGGATGTTTTTCTCGAACTGGCAAGCCTGTCAAGGGTGTCGAACACCTAGCTAGGGGTCTCAAAGATGGAGAATACCTTGATGGGGAATGTTATGCCCCCAACAAAACGTTCGAGGAAATTACGAGTATGTTTAAGATGAACCCAAAAGATCTCGAGTTTCATGTGTTTGATTACTTCGATTTGGGGAGACCGAGTCTGACATTCGAGGAACGGAAAGGTGAAATTACAGTTGATACATTCCTCGTGAAAAAGAAGAGTGATATGCAAGGGTACCATGATATGTTTGTTCAACAGGGGTATGAGGGTGTCATGATCCGAGATGCTAAGAGTGTGTATGAGATCGGGAAGCGAAGCAACTATCTTCTGAAGTACAAAGTATTTCAAACGGATGAGTTCACAATTGTAGATTTTAAAGAAGGTACAGGTCGTGAGAAAGGTACAGCGATCTGGATATGTAAAGTAGGGAGTCATACATTTTCTGTGAGACCAGAGGGAACACTCGAAGTGCGTCGAAAATTTCTCCAAGACCGGGGAAACTATATAGGAAAACAACTTACAGTTCGATACCAAAACCTAACGGCTCTTGGTATTCCACGTTTTCCCGTTGGTGTGGTAGTTAGAGATTATGAATAATATATAGTTATACAAATGAACAGGATTGCGATCGACATCGATGAAGTTCTTGTTCCCTTTCTCAAACCCATGTCTAAGTATCACAATAAAACGATCAACAAATCAAAATATAGCTACGTCTATCGGGACATTTTTGATATCTCAGAAGAAGAATCTCAAAAGATGGTACAAGAATTTTACAAATCTCCCAATTTTCGTGCTCTAGAACCGATACGAGGTGCTCAAAGAGCGATGTACAAAATTAAGAGGTGTAGTGAAAAAATGTATATCGTTACTGGGCGTCAAGATATATCTCGGAAAGAAACAGAAGCTTGGATAGATACATATTTTCCAAACATTTTTGACGATATAATACTCACAAATAGTTATACACCAAACGAAATACATAAGGCTGATATTTGTCGTGCCCTCAACATTGGTCTCATTATCGATGATAATAAGGCCATATGTGATACATGTATTGAAAATGGGGTGAGCGCTATAAATTTCATCGGTGGTGACGATGAGATTTATCCGTGGTGTGAAGAGAATGAAATCAGTATAAAAGGGTGGGAGACACTAAAGGTATAATGTTCGCCCTCCTCTACAAACCCATCTCAAGTTCAAGAAGGTGTCTATGAACTTGAGATACTTGAAGCACCTCCTGTAAACGTTAGTGATTAACCCTTAATATAATTATATGCCGTCGCACCAGT